TTGACAGGCGTAACTTTTTTGGTTGGCATTTCGATTCTCCTTAGCAACCACAATAGATTGGGAAGTCCGATTTCCCTGATAATCGGTTGCTGCACAAAAGCACTATAGCACGGACGGTTCTGGGGTGCAAGCTTTATTTTTCCTGGCGCGGAGGTCCTTGTGAAGGTAGAAGCGGATCCTCCCAGGGCTCCAGGCCGGACATCTTCTCCAAGAACAGGTACAGGCCCACGGTCATACCTATACCGCACAGAATACCTAGGAGGAATATCATCATGGCTTCTTGTATTCCCCTGCTCTCTTATTGGCCTCGCGCTCTACTACATCGAACAGGCGCTTATATGCTTCCGCAGATGTTTCCCCTTCTCGCTTGGTACCTTCTGCCCAAGACTCTACGCGCAAGCTCTGGTACTCGCCCATGTTGAGGGTAACCCCAAAGCTTACGCCTATTCGATCCCCAATATCTATGGGGCTAATCTTCTTGATCGTCGTGTCCCGTGGCATTTTTCAACCCAACTATGTAAGACTTGTGCGTCTGTAGTGTGCTGACACCTTCGATGTCTTCGATGGTTAGTATACCATCCCGCATAAGCTGGAAGATTGCCTCGTCGCTGCGCACCTCGGTAGGAACAATGGTGAACACCAGTTCCTCAGGTATGCGCTTGCGTTTCAACAACGCCTTCAGCGATTCGTTGTTCCAGATCTGCGTAGTACCCTGCCGCTTTTGCCACTTGGTACCAGTTTCAGGGTCTACGACTTCTGTAAGGTTGCGTCTTTCGTAGTAGGATATGACTGCTGCGTTGATGTTGTCTATACTGCGAGTAAGCTTCTTTCGCTTCTCGTCCAGGGTAAACCTAAGACGCAACCAGCCTAGTAGCTCGGCCCGATCCTTGACTTTCACGTATAATCTCTAGCTCCATTTCTGCGTAGGCTTTTCTTCGTTCATACCACTGGCTAACGAGGACCCTCGGGACATCCACGTAATCGCGGACGATAACGTCTCTCTTTCTGGGATGGACACGTTGAATTCGTCCAACTTGCTGCGCAATCTTGCCTTGAGCCCGCGAGGGAAACACAAGGTGGAGTCTGTCGAGCCTTGGGATATCCAATCCCTCATCTGCCAGTTTTGTTCCAAATAGAACGCGCAAAGTGCCTTCTCTAGCTGCTGAGATAGCCCCTTGCCTTTCTTTCTTTGTACGACTGATATTGCGTGTGACACGTCCGTAGCTATCCTTTTTAGTTCCTCCGGCGATAAGGAGCTCTTGGGAAATGTCAGGCCGACGCGACCTGAGAGTGCTTGCCAGGAGTGCGAGGTGGTCGATTTGCTGAGATAGGACAAGTTGGACGTGGTCGCCGCTGTCGTGGTCTGCGATGATGTTCTCGATGATCTGGTCATTCCTTCGTCTATCATTGATCAGAGAACGCACCATATTGTGCCATTGGCGCATGTTAGTATAAGGGTAGTTGAACCCTGTATCATGGACCATCACGACAGGGTCTACAATAAGTCCTGCGCGCTTTAGTGCCCTGCGCTCGACCTTTGCTATTACCGGCCCACAGATGGCGTACAGAAGCCCTTGCAGATTGTCTTCTCGTCTAGGGGTAGCCGTGGCTCCAAAGCGGTAGTACGCGGGAAATTGCGTCATTACTTCTTGGAAGCACTGTGCGGGACAGTGGTGTGCTTCGTCCAGTATGATGCAGCCCCACATGTTCACGAACTCAGGAGTAAGCTCTCTACGCGCCAGCGTCATTACACTAGCCAGCGTGATTTGCTTTATATCGTAGACATCCCCTTGGATAAGTCCGGGTTCGTAGCCAAGAAGATTGCGGCAATAATCTTGCCATTGCTTGAGAAGATCATCTGTATGAGCCAGAATGATTGTGGGCTGTCCAAGCTCCGCAACGACATATAGCAGCATGACTGTTTTCCCAGAACCGCATGGTGCCTCGAGTACACCCTGATGTCCATAGTCATCATGCAATAGGTCCCGGACCGCAGGTTCTTGCGGCTCCCATAATTCTATGTCATGGGGTAGTGGCTTGGGATCGAACGTAACACGCAGGTCTTCCCACTCTACGTCAATCTCTAGCTCATTGCACAACTTCTCAAACTCGGGAACAAACTCTCTCGCGATGTAGTATCCAGACCCGTCTTCACTTGTCTCGATCCCGTATATGTATCGCGGGAGTTCATTCCATGTACCTGAACTCTTGTTGTATGTGCTGGTGCTCAGTTGTCTAAAAACTCGGTCTTTGTACTCGGGATTCTCCCACGTTAGGTGCGACATGAGTGTCTGGTATAATGGTCGCGGTATCTCGTCTCTTGGGACGAACAGTCTTCCCCCAACCGTCGCATGGATGATTTGCCTAGATTGTCTGGCCATTGGTGTGCCTTTATTGTAGCAAACCAAAAGTCGTGAAGCAATCTATAACTTAGAGCTCGGATCTACTTTCTTTAGATGTAGCTAGGAACGTCGTGGCTGTTATACTGTGGGGTTGTGCAAAAAGAGGGCAAGCGAGTCTCTAGTCTATGACTAGAAACCAACGTCTCGTACTGGTATGGCTGCAAGACCATTGCAGCAATTCTGGCGTCGTCAGGGTAAGTAACCAAGAGTTAGCGCTCAATTTTGGCTGGTCTCAGCAGTATACCCAAAAGATACTGAGCAATTTAGTCAGTGCGGGGCACCTTGAAGAGCTTCAAAAGGGCATAGGCCGTAGAGCAACGAAGTATCGTGTGTCTTTTAGCGGTAATCGTAATAGAGCTAGCCACAACCAGATGGGGACTGTAGACCAGGTTCATAGCCACAATCAAAAAAGACGTGGTTACTTTAGTAATAAAAGAACCCTATTTGACATAGGGTTTAGTAGTAGTAATGCGCAGCCGAATACGCATACACGTAAGGGAGACGTATTCAAGAACGCTGTGCGTACCCTGAAACCTGTAAAGACAAGTGGTGGACCATTCCGCAGGTTTCGTGGTCACTGGGATAGGGTCCAGAAGTGGGGAGCAACGGATTTCGTCTGCTACTACTCTTTCGTCCACAGGGTAAGGTTTGGCGACGAACCGGCTTTGAATTGGCCCATAGAGTGTGGGTCTGCCCGCACACTTCTCAAAAGGGTGGGTGGCCCAGAGGAGCTAAAGGCATTCATTCAGGTGGCCTTCGGGATTAGTAAGCGCAAGCCTAATGGTCTCAGGTCATTTGTGTACGACTATGTCTATGATCAAGTTATCAATGCAGATGAAGATTATGTAGTAGGGTTTCAGGATGAGTATGATGATGAGTATGTCTTTCCTTGGGTGAAAGATAAGATCCTGCAGAAGTCTCGTATAGCTGCTCAGGAGTACCAGAGGAATCTTGTCCGGATTGGTCTGGGCATCTAAAAACAGGCTGGCATCTTAGGTTTGGGACTGGTATACTATGGGGTGCGGCCAAAGAGAGGCCAAATGTATGGAGAGTAGATAGTGGCAACGACCGAAGACTTATTGATTAGCGCAATCGTGCGGCACACACGCGGACCTGGCAAAGGCATGAGTACTGCGACACGGTATGGCGCGGTAGACAGCTTGTTCATGAGGCGTAGGGCAGAGTGGCTCTGGCTACAAGAACACAGGACAGCCAGTAAAGAGTCGTTCAAGACGCGCTTTCCAAACTTCAGGGTAGTCATTACAGACCCAGACGAGATGGAACTGCTGGTGCAGCAGGCGCAGCGCACCAAAGCAGAGTATGATCTGGGCAAGATGTTCGAGAAGGCGATGCGTCGCCTGGGCCGTGTCGAGCCAACGCAGCTTGCGACGGAGCTCGAAGGCGACATCCGCATGATTCTTCAGATGTACTCCAAGGGTGAGGACATCGATATCTTCGGAAACTGGCAGCACACGTACAACCACGTGAAGCGCGCCCATGATCAAGTGCAGGCTGGTGAGTCCATTGGGTACCCCTTTGGGATACCAACCCTGGATAAACTCACAGGGGGTATGCAGGGGCCAGACCTGATTACTATCGTAGCCCGTCAGGGTGAGTTCAAGACGTGGATGTCTCTGTTCTTCGCAACGCAAGCGGCGGTAGCGGGTGGCAAAGTCTTGTACGCTAGTCTGGAGATGTCGCCAGCCCAGATTGGCTTGCGTGTGCAGACCCTGCTGAACAACATGCTGGCATCCAGTGCGAGCGAAGAGTTCAAGGACCGCTTCAGCAACATGGGCATGATGATGGGTGCTGTAGACCTGTCCAAGTACAGGCGCTTCCTCATCCGAGCCAAGAAGCACATGACGTCCAACTTCATTGCACCCAATGCGCAGGGCGGGTTCTCTATGGCGACAATGGTTGCCAAGTGCGAGCAGCATAGGCCCGACATTGCGTTCTTCGACTACTTCGGCCTGGGGGTGGGTAACGACGTTGTTCGTGGTGGGGACAATTGGATTCAGGCAGTGCAGACGAGCCGAATGGCGAAGCATAACATTGCCCGCCAGTTTGATATCCCGTTTGTGCTAAATGCACAAGCCAACCGTAAGGGTGTAGATGCGTCCGATGCGCCAGAGCTGGACCATATCTCATTGACGGATGCTCTGGGTGCAGATAGCGACCAGGTGTTGTCCCTGCGCTACAGGGCAGGCGACCTGAAGATGGTTGTGAAGAAGAACAGGCGGGGGCGTACTGGCGATACGATCAAGTTCGAACTGGACATTGACAATGGAGTCATCCAAGAGCTCGAGGGTACCAGGGCACGCCGAGGACGCAACACCGAAGAGTCCGAAGATTAACTGGCGCGAGCTAGTTATAGGTGTGCTTATCGTAGCGGTGTTCTGTTTGGCTGCATACCTGACTGTGATGGCTGCGGGAAACAGACCTACTCCCCCTGTAAACTATCAGGCTACCCCACAGTCAAGACCAAATACCCGTGTTCCATGATATTGACGATCTTGAGATCAATGTACCACAGGTACTTGATAGACTCAAGATAGAGGGCGAAGTTATACAGCAGGAGTTCGTGGCGCTGTGCATCTTCCACGGCGAAACGGGCGCACCCAACCTGGAGATCAATACCGTAACTGGTCTCTGGCATTGTTGGGTCTGTGGAGAACGGGGTAACCTGCCCCGTCTGGTAATGCTAACGCAGGGCACCACTTACCGTGATGCCATAGACGTTGTCAGCGAGTACGGCAGCCCATTGGATATAGTAAGCATGCGTAACCGTGGGTTGGCCCAGCTTGACACAATCCTTAACCCTCCACGACACAAATTCAAAGCAATCGATATATCGCGGTACCAGAAGGGTAAATCATGGTGGTGGTTCAATGGATTACCATACGGTAGGTTCTCTAGGGAAACTGTCGACCGATTTCGCCTTGGCTACGACGGAAGCTCTAAGCGATCGGTTATCCCAGTTAGAGCAGATGGAAAGTGGGTCGGTATTATCCGCCGTGCCGTCAATGCGTGGCAACACCCAAGATATCTCTACTCTAAAGACTTTGATCGCCGCTATGTCCTGTACGGAATGCCGTACATACCTGCCCGCCGAGATTCTTGCATTATTGTCGAAGGTGCCAAAGATGCACTCCGCGCATACGAGTATGGGTTGGATAACATAGTAGCAACGCTCGGTACCGGGCTAACGCGCGAACAACTAGCTTTACTAGCCGAAAGATTCGACGAGGTAACTGTGTTCAGCGACAACGACGCCGCTGGTCAAGTGGCGCAACTGAAAATGTGCCAGCAATTAGCAGAGTGCATTCCGCGTGTATTTGTTGTACAATGGCGTAGCATTGGGAAGAAAGATCCCAATGAGCTCACTGAGCCAGCAATGCGCAGGCTGCTGCGTGACCGTATTCACTGGACTACGTTGGTGGAACCGGACTACGACCCATGGAAGTAGTCATGGTTATCCTGGGTGTGATAGCTGTGATGTGGGTCTTGTGGGGTACTGCTGCTGAAGAAAAGGATCCTATAGTTGTGGCGGCGAAACAACGTCGTGCTTCGGCTATAGAGATGCGCTCTAGACGGTACACCAACGTAGTCTTGAAGAGGCAGGTCCAGACGGTACGTCATAAGGTCGCTGGTATTGGTTCAGGTACAGGTAACGGAGGAGCCACCCAGAAGAAGAGCTGAACGTGGCAGCTTGCTCCGCAAAGCTGGGACAAGTACACTTTGGTGGTAGGGCCAGGACTGGCCTAAGTGAGGAGATATATGGCAACTAAGAGCAGTGCGTTTTCACGCAATGGGGACGATGCGCCAAAGAGCATCAAGGTGCGAACCGTAACGCACGCAGATGCCAGGAGCATGCAGGACTCCGCTAAGCAGACGCCAAACGTGCGTTTGACATTCAAGGAAGGCGAAGCCCGTACCGTTCGCTTTCTGCACGAGCCGTTCGACCGCCGCAACCCGTGGGTGGAGTACGGCGAGCACTACATTCAGGGTGGTGGCGGCAACAACGGTGGGTATGTCCCGTGCATCGAAGACTGCACGCTGGATGCCGACTTCAGGCCAGGTAAACGCTGGTATGTCAACGTTTGGGACCGGGATAGCAAGCAGGTCCGGCTTCTCAAGTTGACTGGTGCAATGGTCGAGAACCTCATCATCAAGTTCGAGCGTCGCGGAACTATCATGGACCGTGACTACAGCATTACTCGGACGGGTGAAGGTACTGATACCAAGTACCATATCGAGGCCGAAGAGAAGGAAGCGTTTACCCAACGCCCCAAGCAGATCGATATCAATGCGTATCTGGACCAGCAGGCCCAGGCGTACTACGGCAGCCGCAAGCTGAAAGCACAGACGTCCGCCATCGATGACGATGATGAAGAGGACGTGGAAGATGTTGAGGATACCGAGGAGGACGAGGACGAAGAGGAAGCGCCTCGCAAGGTAGTCAAGGGCAAAACAACAACCAAGCGTCGTCCTGTGGCCGACGAGGATGAGGATGAGGAAGACGAATCGGGCGAAGAAGATGAATCGGAAGATGAAGAAGACGAAGATGAAGACGAGCGCCCAGTCCGCACCAAAGCTGCCGCCGGACGCTCCAGCAAAGCCGCAGCCGTAGAGGAGGACGAGGACGAAGATACTGATGAAGACGATGAGGAGGATGAGGACGAAGAGGACGAAGCGCCACGACGGAAGACTACGAAAACCACCTCTCGTCCAACGACCACAACAACCAAGCGTCCACTCGGCAGTCGACGCTGATTTTTTCGATCGGTTAGAGCAGACTAGATAATCTACAGGGGTTTGCATGGGGACCGTCCGGTGTGCCATAATGTACAGGTCGGCCCATGCAGCCCAGGGAGAAACTAATGGCAGTCCTCGAAGAAGGCCAAGAGCTATACGATGGGTATTGCATGAAGTGCCGCGTCAAGGTCAAGAACCTGCGAGGGAGGTACCGCGTAACACCCAACAACCGTGGCATGATCGAAGGTAATCACACCAAGTGCGGGACGAAGGTGGTTAAGATCACCAAACTACGCCCCGAAGTCAAACAGAAGAAAGCAGTGGCATAACACAATGACGCAAATGGTTGATCGTGAAACGGCGCTGCAGACGCTCCTACCCTTCAGTGGGCTTGAGGAACGCCAGTTTGCCCCAGACGACAGCTATGGATTGCAGACGGGCACAAACGGCAAAGTTCAGTATCGGTTCGGTAACAGGGACGACGTGTTGCCTCTTGGGCCAGGGGCATGGGACACGCTGTTCCGAGTTAGCGGCTTGCAGACAAACAGCATGCTCAAGTTCATGGGTACACCAGCGCAGGAGCACGTTGTAGGTCTGCTGGATCACGCATTCCGAGAGCGCCAGGGCAATCTCAAGGCGCTAACCCGTGATGGTGAGATCCAGGCCATCATCGATGGCAGGGTCGAAGTGCGTGACCCCGTAGACTACATGCGCACGGCAGAGCGGGCAATGGGTGGCCGTCGGCATGTCAAGGGCTACAAAGTCTGGGGTACTCAGGACCGCCAGTATATCTCATTGGTCACTGATAAAGAGATTAGCATGGGTGGCCGTGACTACCAGCGTCTCGAAGGTGGTGCCCAGGGAGCCAAGGTCAACGACGTCGTAGCGAGCGGCGTGCAGTTGTACATTAGCCCATACGGGTACAGTGCCCCAGGTGGTACCGGACTCGGGCTAGACCTCTCGGGATACTGGGAGCGCCTGCTGTGCACCAATGGCATGACCAGTACCCAGAATGTCATGCATTTCACCAAGCGGGCAGATGAGTCGGACGACAAAGAGTGGATCACCACTAACGTGCCCACCATCCTCAACAAAGTTGAGACGGAGGTTGATCGATTCAAAGCGCTGAAGGATGTGGCGGTCGGGCAGCATACCGACGAAGAGCTTGCGGCCATGCTGCAAGACTTTGGCATCCCGCCCGTTGTACGGGACATGATCCGCAACAGGCTGGTCAACCATCCTGTGGAGAACCTGTATCAGTTGGCTAACCACGTGACCTACGTGGCCTCCAACTACAGCAGGGTCTTGGAGGATCCCTCCCTGGTACGGCGGCTGATGCGGGTTGGCGGCAACATCGTTCAGCACCACAGCATCTGCGAAACCTGCCATCGCGTTATGCCCAAGCGTGAGCGACGGCGCGTGGCGGCTTTGCAGGAGGCGTAAGCGGAACTCCTTGGTCGGAGGAAGCGTGGGGGTGGGAAACCACCCCCATTGCTTTGTGTGGAGTGATACGTGGCAACACCAGAAGATATGATTCGTGTTGAGATCAAACAAGGTTGGCTGCTTGACCAGTTCGCAGAGCATGTACTAGGGCTGAACCCGGAGGAAGAGGCATACGAGACACAGTTATGGCTAGGTGAGCTCAACCTCGACTTTGCTTCAGCACTGGTAAAGTACGATGCGCTGGTGCAGCAGAAGAATCAGCAGTACGGCGATGCATGGCAGAAGGACGGGCCAGTTACGTCCCTGGTAGATCTCAAGGATAAACTGTACCGCTTGCAGTCTGCTGGCGACAGTGGGGCCATCCTTACCTGGGACGTAGATAAACTCAGGGGTACCCTGTACGACATACTGGTGCGCAGCCTTATGATACTGTCCTGGTTTGAACTCAACTTCGATGATGATGACGATGAGAGAAAAAACGGGAGTGACTAGTGATCATCAGACCGTATACATCGGGCACTATGCAAGTAGGTTGGCGCGATGAACTAGAAACCAAATACAAAGACATCATCCGTGAAACTATCGCAGCCAAGTGGTCCACCATCAAAGTTCCAGCGGATTATAGTCGGCCTCGTCAAGACATTGATCACCTGCTTGGTCGCGTGGTTTGGCTACATCCTCGTCCCCCGGTTTCTGTTCGAGATGGGGATCGTGCCGCCAGAGCTGGCTTTTACATTCCTCGCAACCTACGTCTTATCCACGATTGCGACTTTGTGCTTTCTTGCATCTACCCGTCGTACCCATCCATTGATTCTGCTCATGAAGTGGGGGCCGCTTATGCTTGGGGTAAACCTGTTGTCACTGTGGATCTCACGGGCGGCGCTGGAGATTATGCAGCATGGCGGGCAATGAGCCTGGTGGTACTCGATAGCATTGATGCCGCTGCTGACTACCTGCTGTATCAGGTTCAGGATAACGATGACCTAACGGCGCAGTTGAGCCAGAACACGGTAGGTGATAAACTACCCGTATGAGATTCCTGGTAATTGACTTTGAAATCATCGAACGCGGTGGGATAAACCGCATTGTCGAAGGGTTGCAGTATGGTCTAGAAGCTATCGGGTGCACGTTCGATTACTTTTGGGCCAGTAAGGCCGGCAGGGTACGCAGCCTAAGCCAGACGGCCCCTACGATGGTCAATAGCAGGTACTACCGCTTACCTGCTAAGCAACTACCGTACCGTGGCGATGAGGCGAGGAGGCAATATCGTACGCTCTTACGCGACTACGATGTTGTCATGTTCATGTTGCCATGCCCGCACGATATCAAGAGCAATACCGGGGATATGTCGTGGATGATGTTGTATCAGGAAGCCGCGGAGGCGGGGCTTCCGATTATGGTGATGATCCACGACAACCTGTGGGACACCTACTACCCGTGGTATCGCCAAGTATCGGACTTGGTGAGCCTACACATGTTTACATGTTATCAATCCAAATACGACTCCCTGGCGCGTCTGCCCGGACACTTCGTGTTTCTGCCCACCCCGTTGGACGTCAGCCAAGCGGCTTTGTACCATCCAGAGAAGACTGGATCTATTTGCTGGATGCCGCAATGGAAGAAGTGGAAAGGCATCTATCCTTTCATTAAGGCACTGCCACAAATAGAGCACCCTGTCGATATGTACAATGCTGGGATCGAGTACCACAATGCGCGGAATAAAGTGGGGGCGGGTTGGAAAGATGGCATCGGCCTCGACCATGTTGGTCGCCGTCGTGGCCGTGGGCGACCTGATCACCAATATTGGGGAGCACAACTACCTGCCGAGCTGCCTGGGATTTATCGTAGGCACAATATCAGCGTGGATCTTAGCGGTTCTATTGGTGGGCAAAGATTCGACGGACAGACATCCTGTGTTATGCTTGAGGCCATGCTGTACGGTTGCGTTTCGGCCGTTAGCACAAGGGTTCAGGAGCACCGATGGAGTCCCCTTTCCCAAGCCGATGTTACTTGGGGACTGCCCCCTTCACCTGACGGAATTGCAGAACGACTTAATGAACTGATGGCAGACACGCGCCTTCAAGCTCGTATAGCTTACAGGGCATTGGAGTTTGTACGGGAGTATAGCGATGCTAGGGTTCACGCGGAAACAATCCTCGATCACATCCAGAATCGAGAAGCATATGGACATACGCCTGGCATTGTTCTTCCTGGTTTCTGGGATACTGTGTGTGATGATCCCGTTCCTGAAGTCATACTGTCTGAAAGACAAGACGAGTACGTCTCAAAGAACACCGCAGCCGTTGCCGTCCTGGGCGCAGGGGTAGACGAAGAGGAGCTAGACGAAGAGGCGCAGGAAGAAATTGCGGCTATGGGCAACGAAGCCTTACTGCAAGTCTTATCCTCACCACCATCAACGCCAGATGGGCGTTGGATCAAGTTTATCAGTGGCGTGGCACGGGCTTGGTTGGAGGCCTTCGAATGATTCCGCAGTACGCACCAGTAGATCTGCGCACCAAGATCCTCAGCTTCAGAAAGGATGCAGTCAGGCTTAACCGTGGAGAGATGGTTGCCCCCACGATGGCTATTGTATATCCTACATATAGCTGCAATATGCGTTGCTTTGGCTGCATCTCTAACGCTGAGAATGCACACCCTGCTAGTCTTGGCATCGATCTCTTTGATGATTTCGTTAGTGACTTTAGCCAGATGGGCGGAGAGTCGTTGGAGTTTTCGGGAGGTGGTGAGCCCACTCTACATCCTAAGTTTGGTGACCTTATCGCTTCTGTTGCTCGGCGCGATCTACAGTTCGGAATGATTACGAACGGAACCAAACCAGATGTTTGTGGGATTGCTTTGGCTTACCCTGGAACTCGCTACCTACGCATCAGTGTTTATACTGTTAACCAACTTGAGCACGTTAGACGAATTAGTCAGAAACGTGATGCTCTTGGTTCTACTTGTCGCATTGGTGGGAAAATCCTGCTTGGCAGCAGCAGCGTTCCAGCGCTCAAATTCCTTACGGAGGAGATACTAGATGCAGGTGTCGACTTCGTCAGCATCAAAGCTAAGCGGCACTGCGCAGATGATCCTGAGGGGCTACCTGAGGATAGCAAGCAGCATCTTGAGGCTACCCTTCAAGAGCTTAGAGATAGATGGCCCGGAAGAGTATTCGGTGGTATCACTAAGACTCACCAAGTTGGAACCTGCTGGCTCTCACCGCTACACACTGTGGTCGACGCACTTGGCATCGTGTGGGTGTGCTGTTACTATCAGGACCGAGTTGAGGATATCAGCATCGGCAGGCTTTCCGATGCTGCGGGAGGAAAGTTCCGAGATCTTTGGTATTCGCCCGCACACCGTGCCGCCATGCAAAGAGTTATCATTCCGGAGTGCGACTTCTATGACTGCAGATTCCACGTATATCATGATGTCATGAACGAGGAACTCCAGGATGACCGCAGCCACCTTGCTTTCATATAACCCGGAGAAAATGGATGCGTTCTGGAACTTCGTTGTAGAAAGACAGTCTGTATATCACAAGCGTATGGTACTTGGAGAACTGCCCCCATGGACACAGGATCCAGTGTTGCGGCAGTACTTCTTCACCAATGTGTACCGTGAGCTTGACAAGGGAACTGTCTTCCTCATCCGCAACATACTGCGGATACAGGACGACAAAGACATGCTGTTCGCCATCATGGTGTACAGGCTATTCAACGACATAGACACCTTCAGGTTCCTGTGGCTGCGCTGCAAGCAAACCCGTTGGGGAGACTGGGATTGGGAGCGTGCGGCTCGGTACCTGGTAGCCTATGAGAACCACGGTAATCGTGTATTCACGGATGCCTTTACGGTTACAGGCGTAAAGTTTGGCGGGTTTCCAGACAAAATCAGGAACATCTGCTGGCTGGTAGGCAAGCTGCAAAAGCAAACCCCCATACTGCTAGAACGTATCAAGTCTGCGAGGTCTCTGAAACGGGTATGGCAAATCTTCAATGACACAGAAGGATTTGGACGTTTCCTGGCCTATGAACTCGCAATTGACGCTAATTATAGCAGACTCATTAACTTTAGCGAGAACGATTGGGTCAACGCAGGACCTGGCTGTAAACGTGGTATCCAATGGATCTGGGGTGACCGTGACTCTGGTCACAAGTGGGAGGAGTATATCGTATATCTTCAAGCTAGACAGCGAGAGCATATCGAGCGAATTGGACGCTATGAAAGATGGCTTGAAGTCTATCCTGGTTATGACATGACCCTGCGTGGCGTAGAGCACTCCCTGTGTGAGTTTCAGAAGTACGCACGCGCTCGGTACCATGCTAATCCCGACGGTACACCTAGTCGTTCGGCTACGCGCAAATACACTCCACAACTACAACCTGCACTCGTGTAAACGATTTGTTACAATAGGGCATGCAGGCTTTGCTAGGCGCGCTGATGGCTCTAGGTGTAGCGACCTCGTCCATGGCAGCCGAACAAGAGACATTGCGTGTCAGGGTTACGTTCTATACCCTTCGCGGCACGATGGCTAGTGGATCCTACACGCATAAAGATGCAGCAGCATGTTCAGATTGGCTACCTATGGGGACGAAGCTGATGTTCCCTGATGGCTGGATTGTGACGTGTCTAGACCGGGGCATGGGCGACATTATATGGAACGCCCGCCGTACTGGACACGATGCCTGGGTAGACGTTTGGGCACCCTCCTATGCCTGGGGCATAAAGAACGTTGAGAGTGATTACGGGCAGACCACCCAGATGCAGATGGTACGGTGGGGGTGGGGTGATGCCGACTCCTAATGGGCTGATCTTGCCCTTTGAGTTCATGGATCAACAACTACAAGCCAAAGGTATAGAAGGATATGTCGACCCCCTTACAGGGCTCTTTGTGGTCCGCGACAACGAACCAGCTAGACAGCTACTCACTACGCGCCAAGTACACCCCAGGAACTATTCTGGAAGTGCACGCAGACGCCCCACCAGGGAAGATCTGGTGTAAGCACTGCGAAACTTACCTGATGATTGGTGCAGAGTCGGTTAGTCACCAGAACATGGTACGCACTTCTCAGTTGTGCACCGCGTGTTCGCAGTGGAACTATATCGACGAAGATCTTCGGATTGTGCACTCCCCGTCATGTGCAGTGAAGACCGGAGAAATGGTAAAATTGGCTATGGGCGGCAATCAGGCTAGAGGTACGGTTGTTCCCTCACGAACTGCAACCCAAGAGGAAGCTGCGTCCTGGCCACATGTCTAAATTCGTTCATCTGCATACCCACACTGAGTATAGCGTGCTAGATGGCTTAGCACGCATACCCGATCTGGTTGACAAGGCGAAGCGTGATGGGCAACAGGCACTCGCAATTACAGATCATGGACGCATGTCTGGAGTTCCTGAGTTTTACCAGGCATGCCGAAAGGCTGATGTTCGGCCTATTGTTGGACAGGAATTTTATCTTTGCGATGACTGTTCCGACCGCACCCGGACCATCGACCCAGAGACTGGTAAGAAAGAAGGCCCTAGGCGGCACCATCTGGTACTCTTGGCTCGAGACAGACGTGGGTATGAGATATTGTGCGAGCTTAGCAGTACCGCGAACGATCCTAGCCACTTTTATTACAAGCCTCGTATTGATTACGGTACGCTGGAAGCTCTATCAAGGAAAGATAGACGCCATCTTATTGCCAGCTCAACTTGTCTCAATGGGCCAATACCTCAGCTCATTCTCGCAAACAAAAATGGCTCAGCGCTCGAACTAGCGCAGTATTTCCGAGAGCTCTTCCCGTACTTCTATCTTGAACTACAGCGCCACGACTACAACCAGAAGAAACAAGGCGACCGCAGGGCTAACGCGGACCAAGAGAAGGTTAATGACAAGCTCATCAGATGGAGCGAACGATACGGATTCCCATTGGTCATCACCAATGATAGCCACTACGTTGAGCCAGCCCATCACTCCGTACATGACATCTGGTTGGCGTGCCAGACAGTATCGTTATGGCGGGATGCGACCCGGTTTCGCTTTGACGGTTCAGGATATCACCTCAAGACAACTAGGGAAATGCGAACACTCTGGGCGGATAGACCTGAGGTATGGGCAGCTAGCCAGCGAACTATCCAGGCTTACACAGCAGATATACAACTCAGTATCCCAGAGTTGGAACAGCGAAGCTGGCACATCCCAGTGGCACCACGAGCAAACACAGAGGTATCTTCTGCTGACTATATGCGCCAGATCTGCGTCAAAAGGCTGCGAGTGCTGGAGAGACGTGGAGGGCTGGCCTCTTCTCCTGATGTATACCGGGATCGCCTCGACTACGAACTCGGGGTCATCACAGGCAGTAAATTTGAAGAAGAATTCCTTATTGTCCGTGATTACATCAATTGGGCTAGGGATCATAACATTCGGGTTGGTCCTGGCCGTGGCAGTATGGCAGGGGTTCTCGCAGCCTATCTTATGGGCATTGTTGACGTGGACCCTGTGCGCTTTGGTCTTATGTTTGAGCGTGCTCTCAATCCAGCGCGCCCGTCGCTTCCGGACTTCGACGTAGACTTTCCCAACAGCAGGCGTATGGATGTGGTGAGGTATCTGCTAGACAGATACAATAAACCACCATATCAAGCACAGCAGGTGGGGACCTTCTCCAGAGGTGGGCCGCGCAGCACTGTTCAGCGTTTGCTTAGTGCGCTGGACTTTACCAGGAGTGAACAGTTCTCGGCAAGTAAGTCTTTGCCAGATGCAGCACTTATTGTCAACCTCAAAGCTAGCGGTGACCTGAAAGACCTGCTGCAAGACGAGCATCTGCACCCCGTACTAAAAGGGGCTATGGTTAGCTACCCCGCGTTTTATGATTGGGCTACGACGTGTCAGGACCTTATCACGGGCGAAGGTAAGCACGCCGCTGGCATAGTAATTGCAGACGAACACTTCGACCTGCAAAAGCTAGTGCCGACTATGATGGTGGGACGTGGGCAGGGTAGAGGTCAAGCGGCAGTAGTAACTCAGTATGATATGGAGGGTCTCAAACGCCTGGGTGTGGTGAAGTTTGACATCCTAAGCTTGACTACCTTGGATGTCATACAAGACTGCATCGAGCTTATCGGGGAAGATCCGTTCGAGGACATGTATGAGTACGAAGACGAAGCGGTTTGGGCCACTCTCAATCGAGGTGCCTGCTCAGGGGTATTCCAAGTTGAAGGTGGTACTTCCCGGCAGGTTGTTAGAGATCTCCAGCTCCAAAGCTTCGAAGACCTTATTGCTGTCATGGCCCTCGGGCGTGGTGGTGCTAACCAGTTCGTCAGTGCCTACCGGGAAGGTCGTGACGGCGGTACTACAGACCTCCGGAGAAAGCTCCCAGACAGAAGGCTACGGCGCATACTTCCCCAAGGCGTTGTCCTTTACCAGGAACAGGTTATGGAGATTGGACTTCAAATCGGAGGGTTCGACCACCATCTTGTAGACGAACTGAAGGAAGCCATCAAGTATAAGAAGGGGGATATATGGGACGAACTCAAGCCACTTTTCTTCAATGGGGGCGAACTCTACGACAAGCTCAGTGGCAAATCCAAGGGAGCCGCCCTGGGCGCACTGAACAACGGGTGCAGCCAGCAGGTAGCCGACCAGATTTGGGAGATGATTTGGAGCTACCGAGGGTACGGTTTCAACCGGGCACACGCTACCGCGTATGCGATGATAGCGTATCAGACAGCGTGGCTCAAGACACACTATCCTGCTAACTTCTTCTGCACGCTACTGAGCTACGCTAATAAAGACGATTACCCCGTATACATTGATGAAGCCAAACTGTTCTTTGGTCTGCGCTTCCTACCCCCGGATGTGAATAAGTCAGGTTCAGGATTTGTCGTAGAAGGTAAGCGTGGCATACGATATGGCCTGACTGCTATAAAAGGGTTAGGTATTGCGGCCTGCACGGAACTGGTGGAGAACAGGCCGTTCACCTCGGAGGAACACTTGGTCAAGACAGTAACCAAAAGGAGGTGCAACGTTAGAATCATCGACCTGCTGCGTCGCGTTGGAGCGATGGAAAGTATTGGCACGCAGGGAGATGAAGACCGTGGTAAGACAGAGCTAGAGCTCTTAGGCACATATGTAACTACTCATCCGATTGACCAGTACAGAGCCGCACTGGACAAGAAGATCCGCCGACAACTGAACCTTAAAGCACTTACGTCTTCGCAAGATAAGTGGGTCTGGGTTGGCGGGCAGGTAGATCGGGTTAGAGAGATAACCACCAAGAACGGTTACAAGATGGCCTTCGTTCAGGTAAAGTATGAAGGGTTGGGATCTTGGGACGTAGTTGTGTTTCCCGAACGCTGGGAGCAACATGGCCCGCACCTGTTCAAAGGACGCGTCGTCATGGTGTACGGCAAACGGCAAAATGACAGAAACAGCATTGTCTTTGAAGAGGCGAAATATCCGGTCCCAGCGTGAGAGTTGGAGGTACTGATGCTACTAGATTTTCTCAAGAAAAGGGGCGCTCCGCAGTTACATCGATGCTTCACGTGTCTGGAGCCCCGTACCGAAGAGCAACTACGGAAGGTTGTCTATGAGGTCGAAGTCTGCCACCACTGCACCACCACAACTAACGGAAGTGCAGACGATTTTGCAGAAGAGATTCGGGAAGGAAGTGCTCTTCCGCGCATCGGACCCGAGGTTCCAGATCCGGAGAATCTCGACCGGGATTTTGACCCTAGACTTCTTGTTGGGTGGCGGGATCGCATTGGGGCGTATAACCGAGTTCTACGGCCAGTATGCAGCCCTGAAGAGTCATGCCTTGTACAGGACGATAGCTCTGGCTCAAGCGGCGGGACTCAACTGCGCCTTGATGGATGCGGAGCATAGTTTTGATCCAGTACACGCCACACGTCTTGGAATCAACCTTGCCGACCTCACTATGGTTGGCAATCTGGATTCGGGCGAAGAGATTATCGATGTGGGCGAGGCGCTGATTCGTTCAGGTAAATTCGATGTGGTGGGTGTTGACAGCATAGCTGCACTGGTACCCAAAGACGAGCTAGAGGAAAGCGCAGAAGCTGCCCAAATGGGTAAAATGGGTAAGCTTACTAGCAAAATGGCGCGCAAGTGGAATGCCGTCAACAACGGTCAAACCGCTGTTGTCTTGATAAACCAGGTGAGAGAGAATGTAGGCGTCCATTATGGCAACCCCGAGAAACCAGTGGGAGGACGTGCGTTCGGTTTCTTTGCTAGTCAACGTGTGGATTTCCGTAAGGGTGAGGCAATCAAGGGAAAGACCCGTCGAGTCGAAAATGGCAAAGTCGTTGAAAAGGATGGTACCGTCGGTCGTGTTGTGCGAGTCCGAGTGGAGAAGGACAAGACTGGAGCAAACGCAGAGCGTGACGGGAGCTTCCGATATCTCTTTGCCGTGCGTGCAGTGGATAAACTTAGCGAACTCTTGCAACTAGGTCTGGAAGTAGGGTGCATCGAGCAGTCTGGCCTCCGGTACAGTACCCGCTGGACAGAACCTATGATGCGCACGGCTTTCTTGAATGCCCTGGGGCGAGACCCAAAGCTAGCCAGGACACTAGAAGCAGCAGTGAAAGTGAGGGGGAGTAATGCCGATTGATGAAGTAGAAGTGGCGGTAGATCCACTAGCGCAACTGCCACCAATGCCGACGCCAGATCCTGGCATGATGTGGATCAGGCTTACCATGAACACAGCTATCAGTGAAGAGATGGCTATGGACATGATGCGTGACATAACGGACAATCTGCAGACCGTGACACACATGGTCAATTACGCAGAGTTTGATACCAATGTCAACGGTACCATACTCACCTACGAGAAGGAAATACTACCTGCGATAATTGGTGATCCAACACCATCTCCAACGTGGTTGTTAGCGGGAGAGCCGACAGTTAATGCCTAGGAAGCCAGAGGACGAACCAACATCAACAGGGGATGCAGCCGAAGCCTTTCTTCGTAACCTGACATCAACGCATGATACTGACCAGTTGGGACAGGGTCTGGACGAGCTGGCCCAAATGTTCTACACCTACTTTGAGAAACTCCAAGAAAAGGGATTCCACTACAGTAAGGCGTTTATCCTGACGCGAGATTGGCATGGGTTCTGGTGGTCAACCAAATTCCAGCATGAGATGATGCATATGCATCCGCCGCAGGACGAGGATGACCATTCCTAAATGGTCGGAAAAGCCAGAGAAGGATAACAAGAAACACGAGAAGGCATGGGCAAAGGCACGAGGCGGGCGTGCTCAGCCTTCCTCGGGTAGATTCTGGCATGCCAAGATGGACGTCAAGGACGACGAACTTCTGACAGATAACAAGCAAACGAGCAGATTATCTTACACTATCAAGTTGTCCGACTGGCGGCAACTACAGCGGGCTGCTTCTAGGGAAGGATTGGCCCCGTGCTTGCAGATAACATTCATCACCGAGCAAGGCCCTGTTGATATGGTAGTGCTATCTGCTGACATGATCACTCGCCAAAATCTGGCACATCCATGACGTACCATGATAGTTGGATTCCCCCATCTCCACTATCTGTCTGTCCTAACTGCGAAATCCCTACCTATCTAGGAGACCATAGGACGGACGAGGGGTGCTTTGCAGCACTCAAGCAGTATGTGAAGCTATGTCAGGATGAGATCGAAAACAGCCGGATGCGAGACTTCCAACACCCTACCCGTGAAGAGCTACTTGAGCAGATCGCCTACCTGGCTGAGCAGTTCGACAAGTTCGTGATCTACGTGCAGTCCATGCGAGACCACATTGCAGAAGCGTCGCGTGGTAAAATGGTACCCTAATGGCAGGGGCGCACGTACATAAGAATTTGAGCTGTGTAGAATGTGGCGTAGTGATCTATAAGGAAGCTACGTGCATCTTGTGGCGCGGCGAAGAATACTGCATACTGCCTCAGCTTACTTGGTGTGAGTCTTGTCTACACAAAGAGAAATCTTTGCATCAAGAAGCGTTGGAAGGTAAATGAACGTTAGTTCATTCCAGATTCAAGGCAACCCTCAAGATATTACTACCCTGAAGTGGGTGTATGTCATGCCCACCAAGATTTCAGTGGCTACACGCACTGAGACGCGCCGGGCTATGTACGAGACCTTCTACAGGCTGATGTTTCTGACCAAACGCAAAGTCTGGTTGAAAACAAAGAAGTCGAAGAGGGAGGAACGTGTTATACTTGTTCCAAGCCCGCATGGCTTGAGTGACTGTGACCGCATGTTTCTCAAGAAAAAAGGCTTCCCTATAAAGACAGAAGGGTGTAGCAGGGATTCCTGCTTTCGATGTAGGAGTAATGGCTTCAGGCTTTGACATAAAGAAGTACCTCAAGAACAGGCGTGATCCGACGAAGGTACTGACACCACTGGTAGACCAGTACATGATCACGCAGGACTTGGGCGACTTCACGCCAGCCGAAGCCAAGTTCGCGGCCAAGCTGCTTCTAGCCCGTAAGCAACCTAGACAGCGTACCTACTTCAGCCCATCTGGGAGCAAGCGTTGCTTACGAGAGCAGATGCTAGCTATCAAGGGTATGCCAGGCCGGATAGATGACAACCCCCGTACCAATAGTCTATTTGACGATGGGCACTGGCGACATCTTAGATGGCACACTATATTCCTGCGTATGCAGCGGGCCGGCTTACTAACGGTACACGCGCAAGAGGAGCTAATAGAGTATCTACCGTGGTACGTGGCTGGCACACCCGATGATGTTGTGGAAATTGGGGGCGAGATTTACGTTATTGATGTGAAGGGAGCGAACGACGCGGTCTTCAAGGAGATCGAACGGACGCATAAACTTCCAGAGCATCTGCAGGGATACAACTGGCAGCTCCACAACTACATGCAGGCGCTCCACATCAACAAGGGCATTCTCTGGTTCGAGAACAAAAACACCCAGGAGTACTTCGAGCTTCCGGTTACGCGGGATATGGAGATTATCCGCCAACTACGTGCTCAGTACAAGATCTTGGGCCAGCATCGTCAGGCTGACACCCTACCAGAGCATGGGTGTTCCATGGACTCTAAGGGACACGTCCAGCCTGGTGATCGCATGTTCTCGTACTGCCGTCAAAATCTGAACTGTCTTAGGCTCACGCAGGCTGGTAGCTAGACCGTCGGGGTTGGTATACTGTGGGTACCGCACATGGTGGCCCTAAACATATACCAGAAGAGGCGTTGGCTGAAGCTCCGTAAAGCCCGCCTGAAATGGAAGGAAGAGAACCCTGGCAAGTTCTACCCTACCAAAGACTCGATGGAGATAGAGATTAGCAGGTTCGTATGTGACCTGTGTAGTGAGCAGAGGTGGTACAACGTCTGTCAAATAGACAAGGACATGCCTCAGCTCCACAAAGTAGGAAAGAAATGGTTGGTACTCTGCCATGCCTGTTGGCACCTCAAAGGCATCTACAAGAAACACCAAGAGGCCAAATCGTTCGAAGGTTTATCCGGTTGCCGGATTTGTGAAATTCAACTGGCAACAAAGCGCAATAGGGACAGCTATCGCGCACTTCCAGAGCAAACGAATCACACTTTCACAACGCGACAAAGACCGCCTGAACCTAGCCCAGAAGATTGGGAACCGAAGGGGGTTCGTCGTAGCGTTGGTTTGTCCACACGACGGAAGCGTCGTTGAGACTTTCAGGGGCAATGACCTACCCGATGGGGTAG